TTTGATAAATGGCATAAGGTGACTAAAATGTCTTTCATCGTCCATGTATGAACAATATAAGTCTTTAAACCTACTCTCCAACTCTTCCAGTTCAACATTATCAACTTCTTTGAACTGTGAAACTTGTTCAGTACAGTTTTCTTCGTTTTTTTGTACTGTCTCTTTTGGTTGTGGGGAAGCTAGATTTAAGTTTATGTTTACTGTACCTGGTGTGTTTAATCCTCCACTTCCACTACATCCTTCTGATTGTGGGGAATACAGGTAACACTTACCTGTACCCTTATGGCATACTTTACATGCTCCATTTTGACATTTTTCTTTCATTTCTTTATAAGTTAGTTAGTAATTAACCACTTTCTACCTTGATACACTTCGTAACACTCCAGCCATATTAAGTGCCATGTTTTATGCGTGGGGTGTGCCTCAATAGCGATTGTTGGTAAAACTGCAAAGCCATATCTTTTGTCTATGCTCTTTTCTGCTTTTACACTTAGTATTTGTATTTTCATGCCATTTTTTTGATTAGTTCTATCTGCTCTTGTAGATAGGTGATGTCTTCCTGGATAGCTTGGTTATAATATCCACTTAAACAGTTCTCACAAGGTTCACCGTAGTCGCATATACATGTGTATTTCTTGCTATATTCTTTCAACATCCCTTTCTTTCTTGATATCTCTGCTTCTATGATGGAAACTGCCATTTTATGTAAGCTAGATTGAATCTGCTCTCTGTGTCCACCAGTACCTATCTGTTCCCACTCTGACAAACTCTCCTGTACGATTTTTGATAGTGACATAGATTTATTTAAGTATGCGAATAATTTCCCTCAACCTATCGACAACTATTCCTAACATTAGCAGTATCCCAGTTAGTAAAATTGTTTCTGTTGTCATAGTTTTATGTTCTTACTCTCTGCAAGGGATTTGATGTCGTCTACAGTAATAACTTTATTCTCCATACTAACCCAATTATTATCAGCAGTTTTTACATCATCATTAACTTCATAAATTGGTTGTTTCACCACCTCCCTCAGCACATTCTCCTCGATTTTAGTGGTGATTTCTTTGATGATTTCTTCTGGGTCTCTTGTCCAAGGGTAGTCATGTTCATCATTTAATCTTTCTTGATGGTACTCTTCAAAAAGTTCTTCTATTGATGTTTCTTTCATGGTGTTTTAGTTAATTAATACCCTCTAATAATTTCAAACAGCACACGACAAGCAACAAGACCAAGAGAAATTATAACGAAGTAATCAAGTGTTAAATGGAAATAAAACTCTTTTTTACTAACCTCGTGTTCATATCCAGTTAATCCTACAATAATATATTTCATACTATTGTTCCTCAATTAGTTTTCTCTGGGCTGATAATAGGGTAGAGAGGTCTGATAAAGCTTCGTTATAGCCAATATGTTTAATCGGTAATACATACTTCATGGTTTTTCCAAATTCAACATACTCTTTCTTCTTACTCTCCACTATCTCTATCATTAGGTCTATGTGGGAGAGGAAATTTACTGTAGATAAACTTCTTGCTTCTAATAGATTTTCTACTTGGTGTCTATAAGGTGCTGATTGGTCATTTACAGCTGTACGGTATGATTCTTGTGCAGGGTTAAGTAACTTTTCATCAAAGTTCATCTTCTGCTCTGTGTGTAGGGTTGCTAGTGTTTTCATACTACCCCTTATAAGCTGCTAATACTCTCTTAAGTGCTTCTTGTGCCAGTGCTTCTGTCTGGTAGCAGTTGTCTACTGATATTCTTAATCTATCTGCTAGTGAGTTATTGTATGTATACTCAATGGTTCCATCACTACATGTATACCAATACTTTTTTCCTTCTTCTGGCTTCCACTTTACTTCAGGGAATACCCAGCCGTATTTTAGTAGTTCTTTTTTTGTGTAGAAAGTATCAGCTGAATCAAAATCACAAACAAAAGATAATAATACTGTCTGTGTTAATACTTCTAATACTTTTCTTGATTCACCATCGTTTGTAATAATATCTCCAATTTTTAGTTTCATAGTTATTTAGTTAAATCCATTAGTATGTTTGCAATAAGCACTCCGATAAACATAGATGAATACATCTCTAACCTTGTCATGTCTGGCTTTTCATTTAGCCACTGTTTTAGTTTCATAGTTATTTTGTGTAAGCTAAATGTTTTCCTTGATTATACGAACTCCACGCCGACAAGCCCTGTACTCTTGATAGTTCTGCTACTTCCTTAAGGTGCTGGTCTAGCGTTACACCTTTAGGACATGATTTACCTATATAGTTACGCTGTAGGGCGAAGCAGTCCACGCTCCATGCATACTTTCTATGCTCCTTTTTACACGCTGCACTGTGTGAACCTTTTACTCTTGTCTCATATACTATAGTCTTATCCTTGTTGTAGTAACAGTTGTACCCTTTAGCATCCATGTTCATGTTTGATTCTGCATGAGCAATGGCAATCATAGTTTTCCAGTTACGAGGAAAGTAATGCTTAATTTTGTCTTCTATGTCTTTGTCGCTAAACTTACCAAGCTTACCTCTTGTTGTAGAACATACATCTTCAAGCATAATACCGCATTCATGAATCACTTCCATAACTACAGGCTTCATAAATACTTCTTGTTCTGCTACATAAGTGTCATCTCTATCTGCGTGACTACCTATAAAGAAACAGAATGCTAATGTAAACGCTATTGTTAATGTTCTCCAGTTGATACGTGAACCATATTCTCTACTGTGTGAGTATTTTTTCATGTTATTTAAGGTAAGCAACCTTTGATAAAGTTCCACATTCCTACTGATCCTTTTTTAGTGTTATCAATGTACTTCATGTCCGGTATTGTTATCTCCGGTGTTTTGGCCCACATAATTCTTTCTTCAAGATCTACTACTGACTTAATGTAACCTTTAATGTCCGCAGTAATCTTTTTAGATATATAAGTATTTTTTAATTTTTGGAAATAAATTGCATCTTCTACAATTTGATTTTTATTAGACATATACTTCTTCTGATCCGTTTTCTGTGTTGGTAAAGTATTTGTAGTTAGTGTAGTCTGCTTTCTTGAAACACTTGAGACATGTCTTTGAGATAACAGTCACTTTGTAATCACAGCAGTCGGACACTTCTACTCTTTCGACCATGTCATGTAGTTGTAGACCTACGTCTTCATAATCATGGTAACCAGCACCGTTAGGGTATGTTGTTGTCATATCTTTATTTAGATAAACTTAATTTATTAACATAGCTTTTTTGGCTATGAATACAGTATATCGTGCATACAAAATAACGCAAGCGATTTTGCTTTAGGGGGTGTGGATAACTTTTTTAATTATTGGTTAACCAATAATAAGACCGATTCCTTAAAGGTTTTTGACTGTTGCTTCATAATAAAGTCTATTGTAGATCCGTGCGCCTGGCAGGAAAAACAGTAAAAAGACCGTGGGTATATATGTAGTGACGGCGCCTTGTCGCTGTGGAAAATACACTGTACTTTTCTAGATGATGGTACCTTGATGAAGTCTGATATGTTCCTCTGCTTTGCCTGATGTATGAGGTCCGGTGTTATCTGTCCTGTCTTGTTCTTCATAGGCGATAGATACGCCAGCTTCTGTCTCGCATCCTTTACGTTTACTTTATTTCTGATGTCTTCCATGAGCTGTCTCTTGATAGATGGTATAGCAGTAGGAAAATCTTTCATGAGGTCATACCATGATCTGTACTCAGGCTTAGTGTAGAGTGACTGTCTATAGTCTAGATCCTCATGAGTGACTATCTCTACTGAGAACCCTAGCTTAGTATCAATGATACAAGTGAAGTCATCTGTTGATTGGTTATAGTAGAGCATCATAGAGCAAATGGATCATCTAACTCCTTAGGGAATAATTTATACGTAGCTTCTGTTGGGTAATACTTACGGAGGCGCTGACCATCTTCGTTAAGTCTTCTTTCTTGCTTGAGCTTAAGTATGTTGGTAATGATAGGAGGTATGATCGCATTGTGCAGCTGATTAAATACTTGGCCTTCTTTACCTTTACCGATAGCAAGATCAAACACGTCACGAACAGAATAGCCGTTCTCTTTATCTTTGTATGATGTATTTATAAACCATGTAACAATAAGTTCCTCTTCTACACGCTCAATGCGTCTTGACTCTTGTATCTCACGAACCTTGTCTGTGTACAGTCCTTCATAGAGTGATTCCTTAAGTGTGATGGCTCTGTGATACGCCTCAGCATAAAGCTGTTCCTTGTTCTCTTTGAGCCATGCCATATTAACAGTGCCGTTACACTCAATAGGTAGCCAGCGTCTGTTTCCTGTCTCGTCCTTAAGGTATCTATTGTCATTTGTAGTCATAGCAAATACACAGCGTCTTGGATGCTCTTCTGTCTCTCTTCCGTATGGGTTACGGTATACATCTACTTGCTGAGTGATAATACTCTTGAGTAGTTTCATTGATGATCTCTCTTGTATTTCTCCTTCTGAGAACTCTACAATCATCTTACCTCTCATAAGCATGAAGAAGTCCTTATCTGTTGGAGTCGTTACCATTTCAAGGTGCCAGTCTTCATTCATGATGTTCCCTAGCTCTTTGAGTGATGTAGACTTACCTACTCCCTGATCTCCTTCAAGAACTAGAACATGGTCAAACTTACACCCTGGAACTACGACACGCTTAACCATAGCTTTAAGCCACTGTGATCCAAACGCTTTGTGTTCATCTGTAGCTTCTACATTGTAAGCGGAGATTAACCAGTCATCTAGTCTTGGAGTCTGGTCCCATACAAGGGACTCAAAATAGTCCTTAGCAGGGTCAAATGAGTTCTCTTCACAGTATTGCGCAGTAGCTGACACTATGTACTCTGTGGAGGCAGAAATGAGGGCCTGATGGGTATAACTATTAGCTAGGATGCTCTTAATTATATTGTAATCATTATCACGTACCGGACGCCATGTGTGCCAGTCTAAGGTGGTCTCCTTACGCTCTAGCCACATATTGTATCTAAACTTACCTTTTAATTGTGGGTCATGTCTTAGGGCTACTAGGACATTCTCCTGACACCTGATGACTACTTCTCCAGCTGACTTTGTGTATGTGGTAATAAACGGAGCTGAATCTGGATCATAATCTATTGGACTTTGGGTTGTTACTATTTCTTGCATGGATTAAAAAATCCTATATGTTGCCTACCAGTCGCTTGATAAGCAACATATAAGATACGACTATTTGTAATACAATCTTACGACTGTACTTACGAGTGTATCATACTACTTTTAATCGTGCATATAGGGTTATCCCCATATTTTTGTGTACCACCCTGTACCACCCCTGTACCACCCCTATTTTGAGGGGTGGTACAGTAAAAAACCCTTATAGGAAAAGGCTGGATTTCCATGTACCACCCTGTACCACCTCTTTCTAGTAAAAGAGTATGATATATATATATTCCTGTGGGGAACTCTATAGAGTGCCTGGTTAGGGTGGTACAGGGTGGTACACAAAATAAAAACCCTTATAAAATAAGGATTTCCATTTTCTGCCTGTACCAGGGGTGGTACACAGATTCCGTTACACATGAAACGGTATGTATTTGATCTCAATTTCGGCACCTGGGACAATTTTACCGTTTTTGAGGTCATCAAGCACTTTCTTTTCGTCTACTATGAGATACTCACGAGGTATGAGAAGTTCGTTTGTCATTTTAAGAACCTGATGCTTTCTGAAACCGGATTTGTCTACTTCTTCTAGTTCTGATAGCTTAGCGATAGCTGTAGAGTCCTTAAGTCTGCCGTCACTTAGTATCTTTTCTTCCTGTGCCTCTTTTAGCCTCATCTTGGCTGTCTGGTACTCTGTAAGCATCTTAGTGAGAGAAACTATGGCTCCCTCGTATTTCTTCATTGTAGGGGCAAATTCGGCTCTACGTGCTGCTATAGCGTCTAGTAGTGGACGGCTCACGGTCTCCTTCTTAGCTTCTATAATTTTAAGCTCTCCTTTAAGTTTATTGATAAGTGACTTTGCTACATCAAAGTCTTTGTCGTTATTTATTGTGTTTGGTATAATTATATCGTGCATATAAGTAGTCTATCATTGTGCATACAAATAGTAAATGTTATAATGTGGATATGAATAGATCAGAAGCAAGAAGACACTATTGGTCTACCATACCAAAGGAGGAAAGGGTCGAGAGGGCAAGGGTTGCAGCCAATATCCGGCACAGTATGATGACTGAAATGGATAAAGAAAAACTTATTAAGATGTTACAAGAGGGTCGTAAGAATAAAAAACATGGCGAAAGGCAACAACTCACAACGGAAGGAAACTAAAAAACCAAAGAAAAATGGAAGTCCCTACTACGGTAAGTAATCCAAATGGTGCTAATCAGTGGGTTCCTGATCCACGTCAGGACTTGTTTTTGTCACACTATCTTGATCCTAACAGTGAAACTTTTAGTAATGCTTACCAGTCTGCACTGAAAGCTGGTTACAGTGATGAGTATGCTCAAGTTGTTACAAGGGGTAGAAGCTGGTTGTCTGAGGCGGTCAGTGACGCTCGTCTGGTTACATTGGCCACTAAGAACCTAGAAGTTGCCCTTGTAGGTGGTCTAGATGATCCTGAGAAGGGAGGTAAGCCATTACAGATGAGAGCTACTGAGTTCTCTCTTAAAGGTCTTCAGAAGGCTAAATGGTCTGATAGACAAGAAGTCACAGGCAAGGACGGCAAAGACCTGATACCAGAAGCTATAACGGACGAGGAAAGACAAGCTATTAAGACACTACTTGGTAAATGATAACTAAAGAAGCTATAGACATGATGCTTGATGGGACAGACAAGCAACGGAGAATCCTTGCAGAGGAGTCTTTCGGACTGTTTGCGGTGTATTATTTCAGAGATTATTTTAAATACTCACTAGCGCCGTATCACTTTGAGATGATTGACTCGCTAGAACTCTTGCAAGAAGGCAAAGAGATAAGAGAACTAGCTTTCATTATGTTCCGTGAGTCTGCTAAGACAACACTCTCTAAGTTGTACATCATATGGTTGATCACATTTAAAAAGAAACTATATATCAACGTGGACTCGGCTGATAAAGAAAACGCTGAGCGTATCTTATTTGATGTTGCATATGAGCTGAGTAACAATAAAAGAATCATCAAGGACTATGGTCTACTATTCTCACGTAAGAAGTCACAGGATGACATCAAGCAGACTAAGATCAGTAACTTCATGACTGAGAACGGTATACGTGTTGAGGCACACAGTACACAAGAGTCTATGCGTGGACGTATACATCTTAATCAACGTCCTGATTTCCTTTTGCTTGATGACTTTGAGACTAATAAGACAAAAGATAGTGCAGCATATACTAAGCAGATCAGAGAGCATATATCAGAAGCGCTCGCTGGTATGAGTCCAGAGGCTGCTATCTTGTACCTCGGTAACTATATTTCAGAGTATGGCAACATACAGTTCTTGATTGATAGAGCTAAGAGCGACCATAAGATTAAGATCCTTAACATACCGGTCCTGATTGATGGTAAACCGGCATGGGAGTCTAAGTATGCGCTCACAGATGAGGAAGCACAGGCAACAGGTAAGGTATCTATTGAAGATAAGCAGAGACAACTTGGTCCTTATGTGTTCTCCTATGAGATGATGAACCAACCAGTTGATGAGGCGCTTGCTGAGTTTAAGAAAGAGTGGATGCAGAAGACTAATGCTGATGTAATAGAGCATATGCAGTACAATACTTTCATTACTATTGACCCTGCTGCTAGTAAGAAGGATCAGGCGGACTTCACTGGTATCTCAATAATTAGAGTCACGAAAGATAACAAGTGGTATGTTAGTACACAACAGCTTAAGAAGAACAGTGCTGAGCTGATTGATCATATGTTCTACCTAGTAAAGACATACAAGCCTGAGCTGATAGGTATAGAAGAGACAACCTTTACGCTTGCAGTACAGCCTTTCCTAGAAGAAGAGATGGCGAAGCGTGGCGAGTGGTTCGTAGTGACCCCTCTTAAGCATAATGGCAACAATAAAGAGCAAAGAATACGTGGATTGATTCCTAGGATGGCTAACAAGGGTATATTTTTCGTAGGAGACAATGATGCACTGTTCAATGAGATGCGAGTGTTCCCTCGTGGCATGAATGATGACGTCCTAGACTCACTAGCATACGCTGAACAGGTGGCATACAAGCCGTATGACAGTAGAAATGATTATGTGGAGGATGAAACAGCTGTACTTTACTCTAGTATAGGCATTTAAAATTGTATATAATATATTTATGTCCACAGTCCCATACGAAACACGTGCAAAAATTATTAGTCAGGCGATAACTGAGATAGAGTTTGCTCGTAATTACAAGCAATCTAAGGTTGGTAATTGGAAAATCAATGAGGATCTATACTATGGTCGCAAAACTAAGGGTGTAGAAGCTAGGGCTAACGTAGATCTAGGTCAGATGTCATCTTTTGTACATACTATCCTATCTAAGATCGACAACCCTCTTGTGTTTAAGTTCTCAAAGAAGAAGGACTCACAGTTAGACAGAGTAAAGAGACTTAATGCTGTACGTGTAACAGATGCTGAGCGTGATAATTGGGACATCAAAGATATTGCCGGCAAGAAGCAAGGTGTTATTTATGGTAGAGCTATCTACTCATACTATGCAGACTCAGAAAATGGGTATAAGCCACATCTTGATAACGTGGACGTGTACGACTTCCTTATTGATCCTGCTGCTGGTGGCCTTGATATGGAGAGAGCTAACTACTTAGGTGACTATGGTGTAGTGCTATCACGAGATGAGATCAAAGAAGGTGTAAAGAGTAAGAACTTCTTAAAGACTGAGTCAGAGAGACTGCTTAACGGTCCAGGAAACAACACAGAAGTAAACCAGGAACAGGTGAACAAGCAATCACGTACATATGCTACTGGTATCGCTACAGCTGAGAAGGATCTACAAAGTAAAGATAAGTTCAAGTTCTGGAGATGGGGTACAACTTATGGAGGAAAGAGATACTTCCTACTCCTATGTGAGGACGGAGCTACAGCTATTGAAGTATGTGAGCTAGAAGAGAAGTTTGCATCAGGTATGTGGTGGTACTGGTCATGGGCAGCATTTATTGACCTCACTGAGTTCTGGACTCCATCATACTGTGACTACGTTCGTGAAATCTTCATGGCGCAAGCTGTGTCAATCAATCAAATGCTCGACAACGGTGAGCAGATCACAAAGCCACAGCGCCTAGTAAATATCACAGCTATTGAGAACATGGCTGAGCTTAAGTACAGACGTGACGGTGTTATTAAGGTGAAAGGAGCGTTTGACATCAACAAGGCGTACCAGACTGTGAACGTCCCTGCTATTGATACACCTATTAGAGTGTTTGAAACTCTTGATCTTATTCAGGAGAAGGCGTCAGGTGTTACAGCGGCAGCACAAGGACTCGCTGATAATAGTTCCGGCGATAAGGTATCTATCTATGAAGGTAATCAGGCGGCAGTTGCTGATCGTTTCGGACTCCTTAACAAGTCATACTCTTTTGGCTACAAGAGATTCGCTGAACTATATAAGAACGGAGTAGATGAGCACCTCATTAAGAAGACAGCGGTAGACATTATCGGCCCAGAAGGTGTAAAGGTAGAATATGTATCACGTAGAGACATCTTTAGAAAGAACGAGGACTTCGGTATCACAGTTGAAGCGTCAAATGCTGAGCTTGCCCTCTCAGAAGGTGAGAAGAAGATGAAGATGGACTTCCTTGCAGCGCAAGCTGTGGCAGTTCCTCCGGTACAGAACGCTAAGAAGGCGTATGAGATTGCAGCTGGTATCGCTGGTTTTGATGACGAGACTATTAGACAGCTCCAAGACACGTCAGAATATGGTAATGCTTCACTTATGGCTAAGGCTGAGCGTGATATTGAAATGATACTTGATGGTGAGAAAGTAGAACCTAATCAGGCAGCTACTACAGCATACAAGCAAAGGATCGTAGACTTCCTAACAAACAACCAGGAAAGCATACCAATGGATAAGTTTAGAACAATAGTTGCATACGCTGAGAGTCTAAACGAGATTATAGCGAGAAACATGGTAAGAAATGCTAATGAAATGCTTTTTAATCAACAGATGGCGCAGATGTCACAGCCACTACCTCCAGCAGAAGAACAACCAGTAAGCCCAATGGGGGCAGTATAGGGCTAATCCTATACTTATATACATATGTTCATATACACTTACAATAAAAAGAAGGGGATTATTGAGAAGCACGGATTCGTACCAACATTTACTCTAGAAGAAGTAAAGGAAAACATTGAGTCACATAAGAAGACACTCAGAGAGCTAGTAGCTAATGCTGCATACCATGAGTCAAAGATGAAGAACATTGAACAGCATCACGGTAAGTCCTTTGCAAAGCTATCAGAAGAGCAACAGTTCGCAGTACATATGTACGTTGATGCTAAGCTAAAACTTGGTGAGCTATATCCTAAAGTAAAAGCCTTTAAGAAGCAGATCAAGGAAGATGAAGCAGAGGTGAAGGAAATAATTAACCAGATCCCAGAACTAAATGAAAGTAAATAAGGATGAAGTTATTGAAGACCTTAACAAGATTAAGGACATAGTAATTCTAGCTAACACAGCAGGGGGCAAGGAGCTTATTGACACTCTTGTTGTTGATATAGTTGCTGACATAACAAAGATTGTTGAAGGTAGAGAGTTATTAACTCATAATCAATACATAACAATAGCATCTGATATTAAAGCAAAGTTAGATGTTGTTAAGGTTCTTAAGAAGGCACCAGCTAATGAAAAGTTCTTAAAAGGGTTACTTGAAGAGTTATTAGACGCAGATACGCTTACAGCCTAGTGCTGTGCGTACAGCATAATGATTGACGCATCCCCCATTCGTTGATCTTATGTTGTACATACATCATTATCTTTGTATAATAAATGTATAGACGGAGGTCTCTAAACTTTTACACGTGTGAGCGGCGGTAATAATGCTCCGATGTGCATCATCGCTAAAATGTTATTTCAATGGCTGAACAAGACATAAACACTCCAGTTGCGGAGGCGCCTGCAACACCTGAGCCAACAGTAGTACAAACAATTAGCGAAGTCCTAGAAGCTCCAGTTGAAAAACAGCCTAATCATGTTCCGGAAAGCGCTTTTCTTAAAGAAAAGATGGCTCGCAAGGATGCAGAGAAAAGGATTAAAGAGCTTGAAGAAAAAATCCGCTCAAATGATGCTCCCCGTAGTGAAGTGTCAGAGGATATAGCTTCAATCGCTAAGGAGTTCGATATTGATCCTAGCTTTCTAGATAAGTTAGAGAAATCAATTCGCTCTAAAACAGAACGAGAAGTAGAGGACAAGATCTCGTCAAAGTTTAAGCCTATGGAGGAAAAAGAGAAGCAAGTCGCCATTGATAAGGCCTTTGATACTCACTATAACGCAGCGATTGCATCAATGCCTGAGTTCAAAGAAGTTGTTAATCCTGGTGTCATTAAAGCTCTCTCAATGCTACCTCAGAATGGGGACAAGACGTTTGCTCAACTTATTGAGGAAACCTATGGTAATGCTATCACTGGAAAGCGTACCATAGTATCAACAACACCAGGAGGAGGGAAGGATCCTCAGCCGCTAGATTACGCTCGTGCTCAGAAAGATAAAGCATATTTCAATGAAATTATGCAGGATCCGAAGAGAAAAGCAGAGTACAACAGTATTATGCTCACAAGTGGATTCTAATTGCCAAATCTAAATGGGGGGTTATTAGTTTCTAATTTAACCCAAATTTATGGCATTAACAGATTTTCGTCCTGAGTTCGATAACGCTTGACCTAACCGATAGGCGTTGTAAAACGGGTTTAATTCGGTGGAACCCCAGAACGGGCAATACCGAGCTAGCAGGAGAGATAGCGAAAGGCTCTCCGGGCATGTGTGACGGTCAGAGGTGAATAAATATAATCCTCACTAATAACCCGGTAAGATAGCTCTTTGATAACACATCATACTATGGTATAATCAAAGTATGAAAGATAAACAAAAACAAGCGGAACAGAATAAAAAATACCGTCTTGAAAATCCTGAAAAAATAAAGGAAATACAAGATGCTTATTATAAAGAACATAGAGAAGCAAGAATAATAAACGCAACTAATTGGGTAAAAAACAATAAAGAAAAAGCGTTACAAACACGCAGACTTTATATGAAAACACCAAAAGGTAGACTAAACTCAACAAAATCTAGTGCTAGAACTAGAAAAATTGAGTACAGTCTAGAAGATTGGGAAGCGCTATATATTCTTAATCAAAAATGCCACTACTGTGATAGTTCTGATCCTGTTGGAATAGATAGAAGGGATAGCTCAAAAGGTTATACTGTATATAATTCTGTTGCTTGTTGTTCAATGTGTAATTACATGAAAAATGTATATACAGAAGAACAGTTTATCGGTCAATGCATAAAAATTGCAAACAACCAGTGTTAATCAAATCTGTTTTACATGATATGACCTGAACAGTATAGGAATATACTGAAGTGAGAAATAGAAGACTCACGATAACAACCTGTATCAGGAAGTGTTCCAGAAGACATTAGTAGCAAAAGAAATCATGAACACTCGTTTCGAGAGTACACTCCGTTTTGGAGAGTCAGTAGAACGTGTTGCTTATGATATGTCAGGTGTACAAGTTCGTACAGTAACTCGTGGTTCAGCATCAACTATTGATTCTGTAACTGACAGTTCAGAACTTCTTACAATCAACCTTGAGAAGGAAGCAGCTTTCCACATTTCAGACGGTGAAGCTAAGCAAGCTGGTCCACTTAACCCTGGACAAGTTATTGGAAAGCAGATCGGACGTAAAGTGGCTCTTGACCTTGACGGTCGTTGTTTCGCAGAAGTTCGTAACGCTTCATTTGCATTTGATAACGGTGACCTTACAACTGGCACTTCATCAGGTACAGCAATCACTCTTTCAAGTACAACTGTTCCACAAATGACATCACGTATGTCAGCAAAGCTCCGTAACAAGAATAACCAGGAGGTTATGACTAATATGGTTCTCGTTGTTGATTCATACGCTGCGTCAGATGTTACACAGTACCTTCTTGGTAAGAACATTGACCTCGCTGGTAACGTATTCAAGAATGGTTACACAGGTGATGTGAACAATGCACAGCTCTACGTTTCAGAAAACCTTTCAGGTGAGGCAACTCTCCTTTCAACAGGTACTTTCTCAGACAATGATACTGTAACAATCAACGGTGTTGTATTCACAATGAAGACAACTCTTGGTGTTACACCTGGAAACGTTCTTATCGGTGCTGCTGCAACTAACTCTATCCAGAACCTTACAGCTCTTATCAACGCTCCTACAGTTACAACTGCACAGGGTGTTGCTCTTACAAGTACAAGTGATCTTGAAATCATTGGTAAGGTTACAGCTACAGCTACATCAGCAACTGTAATGACTATTGTTGGTACAGGAACAGGAAGACTTACTCTTTCAGAGGCTGCAACTAACTGGTCATGGGCTACTAACTTCCTACACTGCTACTACGGTAAGAAGGGAGCTATTGACCTCGTTGTTCAGGATATGAAGGAAGTAGAAATGCGTCCTACAGCTGACCGCCGTGGTACAAACGTATTCTCTTCATACCTCGCTGGTATCAAGACATTCGCTGACGGAGCAAAGAAGTTCCTTGATGTGAAGATTCTCGTAGCTTAGTCTACTACTCAGTCCCTTTATAGGGGTTGGGATAGCAGTCTAATAATGCTAAAATATATATATGACATCAGACACTATCATCACACAGTTCGAGCTTCAAGTATCAGACGTTACTGAGTTATCAACCAGTGAGGAGTATGTAGTGCTCAACCGTGTTTATAATAAGATCTGTAACTTTAGACCGTGGGAGTTCCTAAAAACAAGTGCGTCAGGAGCAATCCTATCAGATGCTGACGGATTCTACATCACAGCGCCGGCAGACTTTGCTTACTTTGCAAATAACCATAATAATACAGAGGATTATATCAGCACAGACACTCCAAAAGTTATCTTTATTGGTTCTACATATGACCCTTACATTATTGTGAACTGGTCAGACCGCAGACAGTACAGAAATAAGGCTGGTTACGCTTACTATGACATCACAAATGGTCAGATCCGCTTCACAGGAGCCACTCTTGCTGGGTATACCTATGAGTTTGACTATATAAAGACACCTACAGCCCTCGCTACTACACTTTCTCCTATCTTTCCTCCACGTTTCCACGATATTCTCGTATATGGTATGGCTACAGATGATGCAATCATACAAATGTCTCCAAAGGCTACAAGTTATAAAGATGAAAATCAGACAAAATACCAAGGTATTATGGATGATATGTCTTATTGGAATAGTCAGTTACAAATGAACTAATATGGCAGATAAAGCTATCCAACTATTCAGGTCAGGTATCAACAATATACTTGATGAGGAGATTATTCCAGAGGATGCTGCTAGTTATTCATCTAACTGGTACACCAGAGACGGTAGAATTAAACTCATTCCTGGAAAAGAACTCGTAGGAGCTCAAGGAGCAGCTGGTATGATTACCGGTGAGATTTTTGGCTACAAAACAGACGGATCTAAGGTACATTGGAGAAAAAGAGGCACTGTTATTGAGTATCTTAACGGCTCTACATGGACTACAACAGTCACAGGACTCACTTCTGACGCTGACTACGCTTTCTGTAACTACTCGTCACTAGCTGGTACGTTTACCTTTGCTACAGGGATAGATGGTATCTATAAGATGAACAATGCTAACCCTGGCAGTTTCAATAACATGACAGTCGATACTAAAGGACTATCATTTATCAACAAAGGTAGAATGATTCTCTGGAATAATGCGCAGAATAAGACAAACATCTACGGATCAAGAAATGACAGACAAGACAACTTGGCTGGCTACTACACCACAGTAGCAGGTGAAGCGACTACATCACTCACTGGAACACTCGCTTTTAAGGCAGGATCTGCTCTCAGAAATTGTTTCAACGTAACAATCACGCTAACAGGCACGGGTGAAATCTACCGTGATGGTGCTCTTGGTGTTCTTACCGGCTCTCTTGGTGGGACAGGGACAATCAACTACATGTCAGGAGCGTACACTATGTCTAACGCTGGGGTAGGAACTGCTACATATCAGTACGAGAACTCAAACATCAACGGACTTACTGATTTTTCGGAGTCAGCTACTAGACTTGCTAACGAAGGATTCTCACAATCACAGGATATTGGTGGTGATGCAATACTTAACGTACTTGTAGGCCTAGACGGTGCGTACTACTCTATTAAAAAGAACTCAATCTACAAACTTGTTATATCAGATGATGATCTTAACGTAACAAACGAAGTGTTTATGAGAGAACTCGGTATAGCTTCATACAGATCAGCGACTTCAATGCAGTTTGGTATCATTTTTATGAACACAGCAAACGAGGAGCGTCCAGAAATGACCATCCTAGAGAAGAACCCTATCGGCGGACAGGTTTCTCCAAAGGTTCTTTTTACTCAATTTAAGTTCGCTGATTATACATATGAAGACGCTACTATTGATACTTATGATAAGTACGTTCTTGTTGCTTGCAGATCTATTGGATCAACTACTAATGATACGATTCTTCTCTGTGATATAGAAAATAAGACAGTAGACGTTACAAAATACGCAGGAAGAACATTTGCTAAGACAGACGGTGACTTATATATGGGGTCTTCTATAACAGAGTCAGTGTACAAGCTATTTAGTGGCTATGATGATGATGGGTCTACTATTGATAATGAGTGGATCGGTAAAGGTGAACTATGGGGCAGTGAGAACCTTAAGAAGTATAGAAAGATTCGCCTATTAGGTCAGATAAGTGCCTCTCAAGAGTATCAAGTCTATGTAAACTATGATGGATCAGGTCCTCAGCTTGTAGGCACTGTGCTTGGTAGTGGTAGTTATGTGGACTATAGTAGCCCTCAGTCTATTGGTGCTAACTTAATTGGTCAGGCTCAGATAGGAGGTGATGATGTAGGAGAAGTGTACAACTATTTTATTGAAATCAGACTTAAGAAAGTGCCTAAGTTTAGAAAGAGACAGGTGTCTTTTGTGGCTACTGGTATTGGTTACGTGGACATAAATAGTCAGCTTGATCTAGACATAGATCAGTATGAAGGTAAGATTCCGTCACGTTTCAGACTTAAGCAAAATGTATCACTTGATGGGGAGCAAACAGATTTGGATAATCCAGATTATTAACTTATAATTATAGTATATGGCAACATTAACAGCAAAAATAGTAGCAGATTTTACAACAGTATTAGCTTCTGAGTTATCAGTTGGGGGAACAACTGCGACACTTTCATCTGCAACAGATGATGATGGAGTAGCATTACCAACAGGTCGTTACTTTTTTACAGTTGATGGTTCAAACTCTAGCAAAGAGCACATCTCTTGTACTCTAACAGGCACAGCATTAACAAACATCAAGACAGTCTCACGTCAGGGTGTAGAGACAGCCGGCACACTACGAAAGCACAGAATCGGAGCGTCAGTATCTATCACAGACTTTGCTCATATCCTACAGATTAACAACCTTGTCAATGGTACAACCAACCTTGACGCTACTGATCCACTAGAATATGACGGTACAGCTACCATTATCACTGCTAACCAGCTTGCTACTAAGGCATATGTAGATGGTGTAGCCATTGCAGGTGCGCCAGACTCAAGTACATCAGTAAAAGGTATCGGTCAGGTCTCAGTCGCTCCAGCTTCTCCAACTATCCCTATCTTTATGGGTGACAATGACCCTCGTGTACCAACACAAGGAGAGAATGATGCTTTGGTGGGGACAGTAGGAACACCAAGTAGTACTAATAAATATGTAACAAATGATGATACATCGGCCACACCAGCTGCTAGTAAGGTTGTAAGATTTGATGCAAATGCAAACTTAAATGCAGATAATCTTGTTATGTCAGGAACATGTGCTGAAACACTGGCAGTAGGTGATCCAGTTGCTAGCTATTTTTATCAAGCAGACAATGGAGCGCTATTTGATAACAAAGGAATGAGTACTTTTTCAGTAGCTTCTTCTGGAGGCACTTCAACTATTAACCTAAACATAACAGCAAATTCTAATAGAATTGCAGTTGTATATGTAGCATTTTCTGCTTCTTCTAGTATTTCTGGTGTAACAGCTACATGTGATGGAGTAGCAATGACTGTAAGAGTTAATAATTTCAACCCTGCGGCTTCACGTTATTTATATTCTTTTACCATCCTTGCACCAAATAGTGGAGCAAGTAGACCTGTAGTTATTACATTTCCAAACTCAGGAGTAAGTGCAACTGGAGTGGCTCATGTTCAAACTTATTATAATGTAGATCAAAGTGTTCCTTTCACATCATCAACAGGATCATGGTCTGCAACAGCAACCCCAACAGTTGAGGGTGCTATATATTCTTCTTTTTACTCAGGAGGAACTGCAACATTAACAGCAAATGTTTTTAATAATACTCAAAATAACAGTAATTCTGCAACTGGGTATAGTGGAGATAGTGGTATTATTGTCCCTAAGTTATCTACATCTTTCACATATTCAAATCAAGGGTCTGATGCAGTTCTTTTAACAGAGCTTAAGCCTGTCACAGCACCTACTTTTGGATATATAACAAAAACATCTGCATCAACAACAGCTAATGCGTGTAATAAAAATAAGTATGATAGTTTTGTTGGTTTCGTCTCTGCTATTACTGGAGGAGGAGTACTTGGCACAACCGCAACAGTTAAAACAAATGGTATTATTACTGGTTTATCTGGTTTGATTCCTTTAGCTACTTATTATCTATCAAATACATCAGGAATAATATCTACATCTGCAGGTACAAACAGTAAAAAGATAGGTATTGCTCTAACAACTACATCACTTTTAATTAAGCACGACAATTAAAAATATATGAAAACACCTTACGATTTTCTAAACAAACAAGCGCCTACTACATTCAGTACGCCTATGCTGCCAGATCTTACACCAAAAGCCCCTTCTATGCAGTTTCCTATGGCAAACGGCGCTACTTTCCCACAGCCAATGAACAATCCAGCTCCGGTAGCTGGACCTGTAGCTCCTAAACCAGTTGCACCTACAATTAAGACTGCATACCAGGCACCTCAGAATGTACTCGCTACATCTGGCACAGCTACAAAAGCGTCAATCACACCTGCTGCAACTGTAACTGCACCAGTAGTTACTCCTACAACAGTAGCAACACCGGCGTCAACTGTAACTACTACAGGCCTTGGTGGAATGACAGGCAACATTAAAGACATCTACGGAGATGCTTCATTTTATAATGACAGAAACTCATGGCTCGCAGGCCAGGGTGTAACAGAAGCTGCTGAAAAGGCTAGTTTGGCTGATGAAATGCAGAGACAGATCAACGCAAGTAATGCACTCTACGCTGAAAAACTAAGACAGGCTAAAGTAGCAGGAGACGCAAGACTCGGTGGCACAATGGCAAGAAATCAATCACGTGGAGCTGTTGGTGGCAGTTTTGGTAGTGCCGCAGTAGAGACAGAGCAGTTTGCTAATCAGGATATTTATAATTCTATAGAACAAGAAAAAGCAGCCGCAGAAGGAGCTATCAGAGCAGGGATAGCAAACCTTGCAAAGTCATACTACGAAGATAAAAGAGCTGCAGTAGAAGCTGGCTACAAGGAAAGAATCGCCTTTAAGAAGAACGAGGGAGAATATGGAGACTCTCAAGCAAATGCCGCTGTAGAGTATCTTATCGCTAACAAAGCTACACCAGACTCTATAACAGACAAGGATGCAAAAGACGCAGGTACAACACTAGACAAGATAAAGAAGGCCTTTCTAGTTAAGAAGTACGAGACAACACAGGCGGAAAAAGCTAAGACAGATAAGATTGCACGTGAGGATGCTATTAGAGCTCAGGAACAAGCTGATAAGGTAGCATTTGAAAGAGCAAAAGGATTCTCTATTAGTGAGGGTCAAGCACAGTATGGTTATGATGCAAATGGTAAACCTGTACTTCTAGCTAGTAGAGCAAAGACATACGCCCCAAAGGACGGTGATACACTCAGTTCTACAGGTATGACTGGTAATGTTTCTCCTGCTGAATCATCTATAAAATTGACAAGTCTTATCGGCACAACAAATGAGGCGCTCAAGCTATCTAATGCAGCTGGAGCAGGATCTATAGAAAGAATGTATGGTGACACATTCAAAGGTGACTCAGAGTTCAGACAGCTTGAGGCTTTAACAGATGCTGTTAGAACAAACTTACTAACACTTAACACAGATCCAGCTGTTAAAAAGTTCTTCGGTCCACAAATGTCTAACAATGACGTTACTCTCATGACATCTGCTGCTACACCTCTTAACATACAGAAAATGACACCGGCACAAGTTAAAAAATATGTTACTGAGGCAAAAGATGTATTTACCAGAGCGAAAGCAGCAGTTGATCAGGCTAATGGTGTACAGACATCAGCTGCTAATACTCCTAATGCAGCACCAGCAACTATTAACAAAATAATTAACGGAGTACCTACCGTACTTGTAAGACAGGCTGACGGTAAATACTATCCACAAAAATAACTTATGGCAGGATATACACTTGATGAAGTAAATGCTTTCCCAGATGCTCCTACGGCAGGCGGTTCACAGGGGTATTCTTTTGACGAAGTAAATGCTCTACCGGATGCTCCTGAACCAGAAGAGCCAGGGCTTGTTAAGTCATTTGCTAAGGCTGTTGTAGATCCACTGTCTAAGATAGGAGGCTCTGTTGCAAAAGCACTACTGCCAAAGTCTATGGAAGGGTCTCTTGCTAGTGGGAAAGTAAAAAGTGTTTTTGGTGATGATGTTAATCTTGTTGGTTACAGAGATGGAAGAGAACTTAAAGGATCTGAGTACACTAAAGATTTAGTTGGTACAGCTATGGAAGGAGCTTCATATTTACCTATGAGTGGACTTGCTGTGCAAGGAGCTAAGCTCTTTGGGAAAGCTTTAACTGGGACTAAGATAGCACAAAAAATAGCTCCTAAAGTTGGAACTCTTGCAGCTGAAGGAGCTATTGCTGGAGGTCTTATTGGAACAGGATCAGCTCTACAAGAAAATAAGGATATAAGTACTTCATTAGGTGAAGGAGCTATTGGAGCTGCTGTTGGAGCTGCTGGAGTTCCTTTATTAGGTCATTATGCTCCAAAAGCTGTTGGGTCTATAGGAAAAACTATTGGAGAGCTTTCAAATAAAGAAGGCAGACTTGCAAGAAACGTAGCAAGTAGAGAGAAAGACATCTATGATATTGAAACTGGTTATACTAAACTTAACCAGAAGAACGCATACAAAGAAGATGCTAGAAATGAGTCACGAAGTCGTATTGCTAATACTGACGTACTTGTAAACACTGTGGATGCTGATGGTAAGATAAATACAAAGGCAAAAGGAGGCGCTATTGATCAGTATAAGTCTCAGACAATAGATGGAAGAGAGGCTATTGTAAAAGATTTACTTAAGAAAGAAGGTAAGCAAATCAACATAAGTGATGTCACAAAGTATCTTGAAAAGACAATCCTTGAAGATGAAAAACTAGCTGGAGGTAGTCTTGAAAGTGCGTACTCAAGAATTAACTCTACTGTAAAAGGACTAGAGCGTAAGGCTGATGCTAATGGAAACATTCCACTAGATCTTCTTCATAGTGCTAAAATCTCAGAGACAGCAAACATTAACTACAGTGTACCTTCATCAAAGGCTGAGGCTAAAGCTGTAGCTCGTGCTCTCAAAGAACTTATTGAGAACAGTTCTGCTCAGAACATTAAAGAAATCAATGATGAACTTGCTAAATATTACTCTGATATAGAGATGCTTGCTGATCTTGATGGTAAAAAGGTAAAGGGAGGCAGACTTGGTAAATATTTTGCGTCAGGCACAGGAAACATTATTGGAGGACTCGCTGGAATGTCTACTGGTGGTCCTATTGGCGGTGCCATTGGTGCGGCAATCGGAGGAGAGGTATCAGGTAGAATCTTGGGTAGTCAGATGGCTAATACTTTTGGAAAAGCTCTTGGTAAAACAGCTGAGAAGTCAAAAGTGCTACAAAAAGCAGAAGAAAGTGCCGCTAAATTACCTTTAGCGCTTCCAGCACCTAAGTTTGGACGTGATTTTGTTCCTAATCAGGAATATAACCGTGGTATTCCAAAGATGCAATATAATAATGCACAAACTACAATTAAGGCTTCCATACCTAACAGTCTACCTCGTGCGAACAACGCTGTAAAGAAGGGGTCTGTGAATAGTACAAAAAAACCTATTGGTCAGGACATAATGAAGGAAAGGATGGGAGTTTTTCCTAAAACACTAGAACAAGAAGCTACTAAGTACAAGACTGCGGAGGAGTTTGTTAAGTCTAAAGGTCAGCCATTACTGCATGGAACAACACAAGATTTTAAGGAGTTTGATTTATCTAAAGCTGGGACACGTAATAGTGCTGATTCTGGTTTTGCTGGTAAAGGAATATATTTAACCAACTCTAAAGAGGTAGCAGACACTTTTGCGAGTGGTAAAGATGTGTTTAAGACACAGGGCAAGACTAGTAGTGGAAGAGTTATTGAAACCTACATTGACATTCCAAAGGAAAGGATACTTGAGGTTAAAGATTTCAGTGAACTGGAAGACGTTTTGTATTTACCAAAATCTTCTAAACGTCCTTCAAACATAACGCTTACTGATTTCCTTAAAGAACAGTCCCCAAAAATAACAGAGAAAGCAAAAGAGATGGGGTACAAGGCAATTAAAGTAGACGGTGGAGGAGTAGATAAATACGGTACGGAAGCTTATGAAATAGTTGTTTTTGACCCTAAAGATATTAAAACCAAATCCCAACTCACTGACATCTGGAACAAGGCAAATAATAAAAAATAAGTTATAATTAACATATATGCAACCAACAGATAACTTGGATCCTCTAATAATGCAGAATGATGAACGACATGAGACACTTAAAGGTGTTGAAAGTCTTAGTGAGGCGCAGCTCATGAAGCAGGACGAGATCTCAGAGGGGATTAGGGACTTGAACTTAACAGCTGAGCAACTCTTAATGCAGGGTGACGAACAGAAGAATCAGTCATTTGAGATTGAAGCTAATGATCAGAACTCACTCGCTCTCTGGAACTTACTCCGTGGCCCTAAAGGTAACAAAGGCGATAAGGGAGATAAAGGAGACAAAGGAGACAACGCCTTCCACAACATAGAAGAGGCTATTGATAATATAAAGGGTGATGAGGCTTTTCAGTCTGCGGTAAAAGGAGAAAAAGGTGATCAGGGAGAACAAGGACCGGCTGGCTTTGATGGACGTGACGGCATGGACGGTAACGATGGAATAGACGGTGTGAATGGGGAGATGGGTATACAAGGTATTCAGGGTGAACAAGGACCTCGTGGTGAACGTGGACTTCGTGGCCTTAAAGGTGAACCAGGGCGTGATGGTAAAGGTGTTGATGAAAAGACAGTCAAAGATCTTAAGGAAGGGGTAGACTTCGCTGTTAAAAGAGCGTCTAAGACTGTATCACTTGTAGAACTTGATGACGTGGATTATTCACAAGCTACAAAGACAAATGGTAAGTATGTCATTCCTTCAGCCAATGCTGGTTCAGGTGATGTAGTTGGTCCAGCTAGTGCTACGGCAGAAGCCATTCCCCTTTACAACGGAACTACAGGTAAGTTAATCAAGAACTCTGCATTAACTGCAAATGCAGTAACTTCTACTGGGGTAATTTCTGGTGGTTATCTTTCAGTGGGCTCTCCTACTTCTACATTTACTATCTCTGATGGTACTGGAATAATTGTTAATGCTGTAACTAATGTCGCTACAGCTGTTTCTTGGACAGGAAAGACTAATATCACAGTAACTAATATCGCAACACAGCAACTTACATACGTTAAGATTGACTCAACTGGAACAGTTATACAACAATCAGCCCCATTTACAAATACAGACTTTGTTGACTATCTACCTATCGGTGTACTGGTTCACCCGAATTTAACAACAGTTACTTCTGTAATTTCTACTGTAAGCCCTATAGTCCACGCAAACCCAAGAACAAGACATCTTACTCTGGCTCTTGGGTTATTCAATATATCAGGTAATGCTTTTTCAGCTAATGGAGCGAATCTTTCAATAAACAAGTCATCTGGTAGTCTTTACAACGCTGGAGCCAACTGGGCTACAGATAATAAAGTACCTGATATTCTTACTGTTTCATCTGCTACAGCTCCAACTGTTCTTAGACTTCTACGAGGTGGCACGGCTACGACTTCTACATTTATTGACCCAGACAACTATGACCTTGCTGGTGTTCTTACTGCTGTAAGCAATAACAAGTGGACAGTACAACATATTGTGCTATTTGCAGATGGGACAACCTCTGTTCAATACGGTCAAAATATATACAGCTCTTTTGCAGCTGCACAATCTGGTGTTAGAACAGAAACCTTTGTAAATGCACCAAATGTAGGGTTCGGATTATTCAGAGCATATCTCATTGTAAAGAAGGGCAGTACAGACCTCGCAGCAGATGTTGCGGCAGGAATAGCACAGTTTATTGATGCAGGTAAGTTTGGAGAAGCATCTGTTGGGGCAGGAGCTTCTACCACAACACTACAGCAAGCGTATGACAACTCTATAGACCCAGAGATTCTGACTGATGCTACAAGAGATGGTTTTACTCTTAGAAGAGGAAGTGCAGCAGATACAGACAAAGTTCTTGACTGTCAAAATGGAGCAGGAACAACGACAGCAAGTATTACAGGAGCAGGTGTTATTACTGGTAGTAATTTATCAGGAACAAACACAGGAGACCAGACATCTATCGTGGGTATCACAGGTACTCTTGCACAATTTAACACAGCTGTAACAGACGCAGAACTTGCTAGAACAGACGCTGCTAACACTTTCACAGGAACTCAGACAATCACACAGATTGATATGGGTAACACAGACACCTCTGTTACAAGAAGTGCTGCTGGTGTTATTGCTGTAGAAGGTGTGGCAGTACCAACAATCTCAAGCACATCTACGCTTACAAACAAGCGTGTACAACCTCGTACAGCTTCTTCTACGACAGCATCTAACCTCTCTCCAGACCTTTCAACAGCTAACGTATACTTTAGAACAACACAGACAGCAACACTTACTATTGATGCTCCTACAGGTACACCAGTAATAGGTGAGACAATCATGATTTACGTTGATTCAGTAGGTGCTCAGACACTTACAATAAACGCTACATACGTTGCTTTTGGTGCAGCGTTTCCAGCTACTACAACAGCAGGTAAGACATTTATGATGTCTGCTCAGTACAACGGAACTAACTGGAAGACACTTTGGGCTAATGCAATCTAATATGAAAACATCTTATAAATTCTGGTATGTCCATAAAAGTGATGACATTCATATTAGTGAGGTCGCTGTTAGATTCTATGAAGGAGAAATGCTTGCAGTACAGCAAGAATATCTAGATGTTATTTCTAACAAAATTACACCGATAGAGACTGTTAAATATGTAAGAACAAAAAGACTGCAAAAAGCAGATTTGCCACACATAAATACTAAATTTGTTCAAGAAGAAGACAGTAATGATTGTGCTGTTTACACCTCACAAGATTTTGGCGTAACATCTAACTTAGATGATGTTATTATCTTTTTAAATAAAGAATTAGCTAAAGATGAAATAAGAGAACCACAAGAAACTCAAAAAGAAACCGTAAAAGAAAATCTTGTTTTACAAGAAATTAAATAATATGGCAGTAACAGATTTTTATTCAGACAATGGTGACGGATATGTAAATAATAGTAATGCAACTTATTCGACTTGTAGGACAGCTGGTACAGGTAACGGATTTAGTTATACGGTTACAAGTATTGATGGGTCTATTGTTGCCCGTTCTATTTTGTTCGGTGGTTTGTACTATTCATCTCGTGGGTTTTTCCCATTTGATACTTCTGCTCTTGGGTCAGGTGCAACAATATCAAGCGCCACAGTTAATCAGTACATTGAAGTTACTGCTATAAACAATGCAGATTCTGACTCTCTCTCAGTTGTACAGACATCACAAGCTTCAACTTCTTCACTTGCTAATTCTGATTTTGGTTCTGTAACGTTTACAGATGGTGGAAATAAAACACTTGCTTCATTCTCTGTTGCTAACCAGTACTGGGTATGGACTTTAAATGCAACAGGTCTTACCTATATCAATAAAACTGGGTTTTCTAAGCTAGGTATTATTTCTTTAAGAGAAATAAACAACTCAGCACCAACGGGTATCAATCAGTTAACAGGGCTGTGGTACTTTTCTGACAACACAGGTACTAGTAAAGACCCTTATTTATCAGTTACTTACACAGCTGGAGCATCCTTCACCCCAACACCTATGATACACATGATGCAGATAACTGGTGGTAACATGTAACATGACTAAACTACAACTAAAAGTAACATCACGAAAAGATACCGATGAACAACTCAAAGATGTTGCTGAATTAGCTGTACAATTTATTAAGGGAGACAAGGGAGAAAAAGGAGATACCGGTGAACAAGGCAATCAAGGACCGGCAGGAATAGACGGCGCTAAGGGTGATAAAGGAGATAATGGTATAGACGGCAAGGATGGACGTGATGGAGTAGACGGTAAGAACGGTAAAGATGGCAAGGACGGCAAAAGAGGTGAGAAAGGTGATCAAGGACCGGCAGGTAAAGACGGTGTTTCTCCTAAGATTGAGGAGGTGTTTATTGACTACAAGCAGGTTATTAACGCTCCAAAGGTAGAAGAGATCATAAGAGTGGCTACTCAGTCATCAAAAACTGTGTCACTTTCTGAGCTTGATGATGTAGATTTATCAGGCCTTACAAAAACTAACGGTAAATATGATCTTGGTGGGGGCGGATCAACTAATTCATTTGAAACAGTATCAGCTAACCTATCAGCATATGACTATACTATCAACTACAACGGTTCCGGTGATGTTTCAACTATTGTATACTCAAACGGAGTCACTAAGACACTTAACTATACCAGTGGAGACGTTACTAGTATTGTACTTTCCGGCTCTACTCCTAGCGGTATATCACTCACTAAGACATTGACGTACTCTTCCGGTGATGTCATGGGTATAACTTATTCTTAAACTTTGTTATACTTAAATTACTACTTGAGGAAGTAGAGTTTACTAATTAAAAATAATTTATGTCAAAGTCAAATACATCAGAAAATGATACTTTAAAGATGTTTCTACAAGGAACAGACCCATCTTTTAGAACAAATGCTAACAACTGGTTAGCACTTTACACAGCTGATCCAGGAGAGGCAGGAACAGCTATTACCAACGAAACGGCGTATACAAACTATGCTCGTCAGACACTTGTAAAAGCATCAGCATGGACTGATGGAGGCGCTTCATTTACTAATGCTGCTCTTATTCAGTTCCCACAGTGTGGCGTAACAGGAGCAACTCTTACTCACGTAGCAGTTGTAACAACAGCATCAGGAGCAGGAACAATCCTTTACTCTGGAGCACTTAACTCATCACTCGCTGTTGCTAACCTTATTCAGCCACAGTTTGCGATTGCAGCACTTACAGTAACTGAAGACTAGTATGTATACATGCACTAAGTGTAATAAGGGGGTAATAATACTTAATTCTGAAATAATCAGAGCATGTCCAGCAGAATGTGCAAATGAACCTATCGTAGCAAATGCTACAGCAACAATGATTGGACAAGGTGGACTACAATAATTAAATGTCAGCAAATAGCGTACAACAACTAGTAAATGCAGAAATCAGTGGAGCCGTACGCAGATATATGTGGCGTAAAGTTCCATCTCAAGTTACAACAACTGGAGTGTGGTTCGACCTGTCTCTAAGTCCTGGTAACCCTGTTCCAAAGTATTGGTTTGACGCTACA